CATCAACTGGATATGATACTTATGGAAATACAACTGCTTCCAATAATTTAGCAACTGCATTAAATGGAATGACAGAAACTCAGATTGGAGTTTTAACGTCATATGATGCCTTTGAAAATGCGTATACAGATTCATTAAGACGAGCATTTTGGAAACTTGGATTGAGTAAAGCTGCTGTTGTAAGTTCTGCTGCAGCGGGAAATAGACAATCTTACTGTGCTATTTTTACAGGTGGTTCTGATAATGATGGCAATAGACATGCCATTGAAGTACACCAAGGTAATGATACAGATTCACCACACTCTACATTGCTTGTAAGAATTTGGTGTAGAACTGATGGTGGAGATGCTGAATTTGGTGGTTTTAGTGGTGGAAATACTGTTGTTAATGCATTATATTCTAATCACATTGGTGTTCAAATGCCTTTGATGTTTGGAGATTATCAAAATCGTTTAGTAATTAATCCAGATCAAGATAATGCATTTTTCTCTGGTGCTGCTTCGGTAGATATTAGGAAAGCATATAATACTGCTAATGTTACGGATATTAGAGAAAATGTAAATAATGCTACTCTTGCAATTACAGTAGATAAAACAAGTGATACTTACAGTGGAGCATTAGTTTGGAGATCTAATAATAATAATGCAGCTGATCCAAAAGCAGGTATTTGGTTAAAAATTAGTGATAGAGGAACTTCAGAATTACATTTTGGAACCACTTCTTTTGAAAGTAACGGTCTTAGAATTGCCGATTATGACGAAACCAGACAAGAAACATTTATCAATCCATTAGGCAATTTATGTAATGCTAGTTATATTGTAAGATCTTCTCATTTTGAAGAACCTGATGAAATGCAGAACAGTTCTGCAACAGGTCGTTGGGTTGCTATGGAGGGTGGCACAGTTTATGTTGGTCATCTTGGAAGAGGAACTAAAGTATACAGAAAAACAAGATCGAATGGTTCATTAGATACAGTTGTTGATGCAACTGGTGATCCAGGATATAGTACATTTTCTGTTGCTACTGGAGATGAATTTTGGGCAAATGCTCCAGTTGGATATTACTCTCAATCAACGCAAGAAGATATCGTTCCATTAGCATATAATGGAATGAATTTTGGATATTGGACTCAAAGATATTATACAGGTAGAGTTAAAATTTATAGCCCAGGTGGTTCTACGGTTTCTTTCTATGAAGGAAATGTAAATGCATTGACAGGAACTGCAGCACACACTGCAAATATTGGACCAGGAGAAGTACTAGATTGGGCAATTGATGATACTACAGGTTATCATATTGTAAGAGTCACTGGTGGTTCTCCTGTTGTCATGTCAAAGAGAGGTACATCAGGTGACCGTTCAATCATTCCACCAATGTCAAGACATATTGTTATGCCATATGGTGGCAACGTTCCAAATGCTACTGTAACTACATCTTCAAGTTTAGAACGAGTTGAAGCACTTGATGGATCTGGTACATATAGAAACGGTGGTAATAATAGATATACTTTCTGGAATGAGCAATATCCAATCTGGGGTGAGCAATTAGCAGACGCTGCAGGTGGAGATATGGACATGCACATTCCATTCTGTATGCTTAGTAATTATTATATCGTACCTAGAGGTCCACTGCCATATAATGCAGTATTTGTATATCCAAACTCTAGATTCCAAATTTGGTATTGGAATGGTACTGCATGGGCACTTCATAGAAGTGTAACTATCGATGGTGATCCATTTGCAGGAACTGGATATGGTGAAGGACTTCAATATACTTATAGCAATATTGGACCAGGAACAGATACCGTTGCAGTATACTCATGCAATAAACCATTTGCTTTAAGAATGAATGATAGATCTGCTGACGAATTTGTATTCCAAGGTCACCACATGAGAAACCCCATGTGGATGGGATTACCAGTAAGATAAGGAGGAAACATGGCATTACCCGAAGGATTTTATTTCGTAGTATCAGTAGAATATGAAAATCCTGAAAAGGATTATTTTAAGATGTGGAATGGAACATCTTTTGAAAAAGAACTTTCTACCCCTTATGTCACATGGGCAGAAGCAAGAGAAGAATGGAAACGAGTTAGATTAATCAATAAAGAAACTGGATTTCTTTCAGTTGATAACCCTATAGAAAGATTCCACATCTATGATGAAAAAGAAATGACTTATATGTTAAATAAACTGCATCAAGATTTAGATACTTGGGAATCAGAAGATGGGTGTGATCCTTCAACTTTAGGTGGTGGATGTTCGGTTAGCAACCCTAATATTACTCCAGTTGCTCATGCTTTAGGTGACTAAATAATTACGTCTATATCCTTTTTTGATAACAATGAATCTTTCTGAAAAACTTACACAAGCACAAGGAGCACAAGCGCAAATTATCGAAGACGTTAAAAATCTTGATGCTCAAATTAATTCCAAAAAAGAAGAATACTTTAAGTATCAAGGAATTATTGAAAATCTCACATCATTAATTGCAGAACAAAATGAAAACGCCTGAAGAATTGAAAGAAAATTTCACCAAACAACTTGAAGAGTTAGAAGATAAAATTAAAGAGTTAGAAAAGCAACTTACTACCGCTAGAGAGTATAAATTAAAACTTGTTGGTGGTTTGGAAACTATTGCTCTAATGGAAGATGCTCCAGAAGAATCTACAGTTGAAGTAGTAGAATAATAAAATAGTCCTCTGCTAAATAAGGTAGAGGACTATTTTTATGCGTATACATGGCGCAACCAACAAGTAGAGCAGAATTAAAGGAATATTGTTTACGTAGATTAGGTAAACCTGTACTGGAAATCAACGTGGATGATGATCAGGTAGATGACCTAATTGATGATGCTATTCAATTATTCCAAGAGCGTCATTTTGATGGCGTCGAAAGAATGTTTTTAAAACATCAGTTCACTGCTGATGATGTAAGTAATTTTGGCACCAATGCAGGCGATATCACAACCACTGTAGGGACTACAGATTGGGTTGAAAGGAACAATTACATAGAAGTTCCACCACAAGTTTTAGGTATTAATAAAGTATTTGGAATCAAAGGAAGTAATATTAGAAGTAATTTATTTGGATTAGAATATCAATTATTTCTTAATGATCTTTATCAGTTTGGATCAGTTGATATTCTTAGTTACTATATGACTAAATCATATCTTGAAACATTAGATATGGTTCTTAACAATGGTGCTGTAATTCCATATCGTTTCAATCGTCGTCAAGATCGATTGTATATTGATACTGGCAAAGATCTTGTAGATGAAGGTGCATATTTAATTATTGATTGCTATCGTCTTTTAGATCCAACTGAGTATACTCAAGTATATAATGATTCATTCTTAAAAAGATATACAACTTCCTTAATTAAAAGGCAGTGGGGTCAGAATCTTATCAAGTTCCAAGGAGCACAACTTCCTGGTGGTATTACCATGAACGGAAGACAGTTATATGATGATGCAGTCAGAGAGTTGGAACAGATCGAATCTGAGATGACATCTAAGTATGAACTTCCACCTCTAGATATGATCGGATGATATGGCTAAGAATACTTATTTTAGACACGGTACTCGAAATGAACAGATGCTCCAGCAATCGCTGGTAGATGAGTTCATTAAAATGTTTGGTCAAGAGATACTTTATATTCCAAGAAAATTAATTCATCAAGATAATATCTTGAACGAAGAAATTATATCTCAGTTTGATGATTCATTCTTGACATATGCATACTTTGAAAACTTTGAAGGATTTGCTGGTAATGGTGATATCTTAACAAAATTTGGTATTAGATCAACTGATGAAATTACATTGTCTATATCAAGGCAAATGTTTACTGACTTTATTGCCATTCAGATGATCGGTGTAAATGGTATTCAAGTTGGAACTAGACCTCAAGAAGGAGATTTAGTTTATTTCGGTTTAACTGATAATATTTTTGAGATTAAATTTGTAGAGCACGAGACACCCTTCTATCAATTTGGAGCATTATATACATATCAACTCAAGTGTGAGTTGTATGAATATGAAAATGAAGTTGCAGGAACTGGAGATATTTTTGCAACTCAAGAAGATGAGGGGTTTGTTGTCAAGTATTATTATGATTTCAATACCCTTTCTGGAGAACCTGAAATTGGTGAACTTGTAGTTGGTTCTATTACTGGAATCTCTGCAAGAGTCAATTCATGGAATCCCAATGAAAAGTATATTGAATTAAGAGCACCAATTGCAACAGCAGATTATAGTGAATTTGTTATTGGAGAAACTCTCACAGGACAAACAACTGGTTTCTCTATAAATATTTCTAGCTTTGACGAACTCGATATGAAAGATGCGTATGCTCAGAATATTGAGTTTGAAAAACTTGGCGATGAAATTTTAGATTTCTCAGAGCGTAACCCATTTGGAGAATTTGGAAATAGGAGTTAATTATGTTAGGTAATTATCAATACAATCAAATTATTAGAAAATGTGTTGTTGGATTTGGCACATTATTCAATAATATCGAGATTCGTAAATTTAATGAGGACGGTTCAGTATATCAAAGGATGAAGGTTCCTTTGGCATATGGTCCACGTCAAAAGTTTCTTGCACGTCTTACCGAGCAACCTGATCTTGGAAAACCGAATGCAATCACACTTCCACGTATGTCATTTGAAATGAAAGGTATTTCATATGACCCAGGAAGAAAACAAAGTCCTGTTCAATTTTGTATTACAAATGAAGATGGTGAAGGAACAAGAAAGACCTTTGTGCCTGTGCCATATAATCTTGATTTTGAATTAAATATTCTCACTAAAACTCAAGACGATTCGCTTCAAATTACTGAGCAAATTTTACCATACTTTCAACCTTCTTTTAATCTTTCAATTGAGTTGGTAAAAGAAGCAGGAATTGTAAGAGATATTCCTATTATTATGAAAGATATTTTCTTTACTGATTCGTATGAAGGAGATTTTACTACTAGAAGATCATTAATTTATACGATCAAATTTGCAATGAAAACTTATATCTATGGTCCAACAACTGATGTCGGATTGATTAAAAAGGCAATCACTAAAGAACATAGTACTACCGATGTTACTACTGGTGATAGATATCGCCAATATGAAGTAACACCAAAGGCACTTGAAGATAAAAATAATGATGGAGTAATTGATGCCATTGATGATTCACTTCTAATTCCTGGAGATGATTTTGGATTCAATGAAACGTCATCTTATTTTGAAGACCTATGAGTGATAACTACGAAGGAATTGAAGAATCCTTGAATGTTGATACTGAAATTGTATCTGCAGAGGAAGGACCAAAACCAAAGAAACGTACAGAGCGTATCATTGATATCGAAAAGGATATCAAAAAAGATTACGACTATTCTAGGGGTCAACTCTATGATGTCATTGAGAAGGGTCAGGAGGCGCTTGCAGGCATCTTAGACGTGGCAAATAACACAGACCACCCAAGAGCATATGAAGTCGCTGGACAGTTGGTTAAGAGCGTCTCAGACGCCACAGAGAAACTGATTGCCCTGCAGCAGAAGATGCAGGATCTTGAAGAAGGTCCTAAGAAGAAACAGAGCGTTACCAACAATAATGCTCTGTTCGTAGGATCAACTGCAGAGTTGTCCAAACTCATCAAGCAAGGTCTCCTAGATAATAAATAATAATAAAAATTTAGTACGATGATTCTTAAGACAAAGGGGGTATCTATTGATATCCTATCAGGTGCAAGTTCTGTTGCTGATGCTGT